ATCTTTGGTATCCTTAATAGATTCAGCTAGCATCGTGACCTCCCGCTTATGGTATGACTCAACAGTTTTTAGTGAGGTCGATACCTTTACCACATCTCTTTTTAATGCGTAGTAAAGTCCAGTCAGTGACACCACACCCCCTACAATAGTTAGTAAATCTCTCGGTTGAAACTCCATGATTATAGTATTGCAAAATATATAGTAGAAAAAGCTAACCCTGTGATACCTAATGTCAGTGCTGTGTTGGTAATTATTAACCGCGTGTTGCGTTTTTTTAGCTGTGCAATCTCATTGTCTTTCTCGCTAGCAATGGCCTTCTCAATGCTTTGCTTGTTCTTGTAGATTTCCGCTAGCGTTTCATAACTCGCCGCCTGTATGCCTGTAATCTTAGCGTAGTATGTAACTTTCAACCGTTCCATTTGGTAAAGACTGTCTATCTCCTGCGCAGTCGCATACCAATACATCATGCTATTGTAGTTCAGACTGAAAAGCTGTTGATCGTAGGTTGTAAGTTCGGGTGTAAAATCCTGCTTTGAGTAGGCTATCCGATTTTTTGAGCGTTGTGCGGTACTGGTTATTGGTAGCACTAGGAGTAGCAGAAAGAATGTTATAAGTTTCATTGCGGTAGATTTCATTAGTGATTTGTTGCTGTTGGATAATAGTGTCCTGATGCACGCGTAGTGAATCAATCTTCGCAAATAGGCTATCTGTTTTGCCGTTGTTTACTTGAATGATTTGATAGAGTGAATCATTGACATCCTGTAACCTTTTTATAGCAGGATTTGTTACGGGCTTATTGCAGCTGCGCACGGTCAACACTATGGCTAGTGCAAGAAATGCAATGCCCACTCCTATTAAGAGGTTTGTCTTTTTCCCCATCGTGTAATATGTAAGTTCTTGTTAAGTGGCCGAATCTTGTAATATACTCCATCACCTGTACGACTATCGCGCATGCCCTGCTCATTGGTGTTGCCTTCAATAGTACGCACTGAATACTTGCCCACTTTATCAACTAGTCCAGTGTGACCGATTTTCTTAAACCTGTTGCCCGCTACATTGGGGTAACTCAAAGTCATTACCAGCACATCTTTATCACTAAACGCCTGCAGGAATTTACCACCTGTGAAGATGACATCATTTTGATTGTAGGCAGTAGGTGCCCATCCATTAATCTTGTGAGGTATGCCACACTCATCGAGCATGGCCATGACAAAGAAAGAACACCACGCATAGCCGGGCTTCCATCCTTGTTGTTTCATTAAAATGAGCAAAGCCTTGTCATTAAAGCCTTGATTGTTGCCGCCTTTCTCCCGTACCCCCACAAATGATGAAGCCGTTACCCTTACGCAGTAACCGTCATCAGCACGTGTAAGATATACAGGTATGCAGCAAAGTAGAATGCATATAAGCACAGGTACAAGACAACCTTTTGCCATGTTGTTAGATAGGTGTTTATTTCATATTTAACCTCTTTGTTGTATATCTCCCGTTGTAGTGCCCGAAAATTGAATCTAATGCCTAAAAAAACGACGAAGTTTGCAAAGACCATGACCATTGCAGCGAGTACGATATACTGGATGTATTCCGTGCTAATAAGTGCATCACCAAAATAGGCCACCGATAGCGTGCCCGATACCGCAAATAGCAAAAAGGCAAGTGGTATAGACCAAAAGCCATCGAATAACTGCAGCTTGTAGCGCAATCCTTTTAGATCAACCTTATTTGGCTGTGCGTTTGTCTGCTTCTTTGTTGCCATTTGCTCGTAGTTTTAGTGATAGTTCACGCTCGTATTTGCGCAAACGCTCGGTATAGTCTTGCTTCAATGTCTTTTTATCACTCATGGTATGCGATTAATGATGTTACGTGAGTAAGTAGGTCGGAATGAAGTCGAGGTGTTACCAGTGCTGAATTGATAGTTGAGCGTATTGGTCACATCGGTACGCGGTGAACGGTCAGGCCATTGCGCGGTTGAGTATTCCGGGAACAAACTGCTGTTAGCACACAAGTAATCGACTAGCAATGTGGTGTAATGCTCCGCGTTTTGGCGTGCTCTGTCTATCATATCCTTCATAACCAAATCTGATACGGGCACAGTGTCCTCAGACTGGCGTTGTACTAACGTGCCATTGTCCATACGATAGCACAGGTTTGGCGTAACGTCCACCATCACCCACCACAATAGCATCTTTTGGATGTAATCTTCTAAAAGGATTTCATAGTTGCCACTAATCGTACCTGCAGCTACATCGGCCTTAATCTTATTCAGCAAATCAGTTCCCAAAAAGGGAAGCAACCACTTGTCCTGTGCAAGATATACCGAAGGGTAAAGTATATTCGGGTCAACACTACCATTCACGGTGGTGTATTTCTTGATGTAGTTCTCTGAGATTAATAATACTTCTGCCATAGTTGTAATTATTGATTGCCGTAAATAGGGTTAGTAGGTAGGAAGCCGTTATAGGGCATGTCTTCAGGTAGCTTAGCCACTAATGCGTTATTACGCACCTTGTAGCCCATGCGTTCAGCCATGCTCACAGCAATACGTTTTGCATCAGGGTCATTCGGGTTAATCTTTGCACCTTTCGCATCTACGAACACCCTCTTTTCCCAAAAATGCCTGCAGTTGCCTCCGCCCTTAAAACGCCATATATCATAAACGTCATCACCATTCGGTCCCCATCCGGGATTTACAGGGACATCTTCCATTGCTACTATATCTTCCATGCGATATAGCTTGCCTGCCTCAATCATTTTCTTACAGAATGGGCGCATATTATCATGCGTAAAGCTACCTGCGTAAACGTAACGAGTAATAAAGTACTTGCCATCCACCACGGCATCTTGCTCGCTCTTAGCGGCAGGCCGTGCTGCACCCGTACGTACCGCAAACTCATGCTCAATTTCTTCATCTGCGTTGTAGCTATCAATTAGAATCCAGTCTTCATTCCAATCTTCACCTAATGCAATTAGAGCATCACCCGCCGTATCATCTACTTTTTTTTTTTCGTCACTCATGATGACCTCTTGCGGCTGCAAGCTACCCGGCAATACATCAGCAAAGATTGCATCAACCGTAGCCGTTGGCAATGTTGGGAATGCAGCACTTACAATAGCCTTCGCACTTGTCACAGGAACAGCACCCGCAGCGGATTGCATTACGATGTCAACAAGTGAACTAATCTGCGCACCATTCAAAGCCGTAGCAGCGACATCTGCAGTAGTGCCTGTTGCGCTTGCATCGGTTACAACAGATGCCTGCTCTGCTACAAGTGGCGTGTTCGGTACAATTTCAAAAGATACACCCGGTAATTGATTGCTCAATAGTTCGGTGATACTCTTGTCAATTAATGCTTGATATGGCTCAATGACTTGCTTGTTAAATATCTCAAGTCCTGTTGTCATCTCATCCTTGTTACTACCAAAACCTGATGTTTCGCGTATACCGAAAAGCAGTGGCGTAGTAACACGGTGTGCAGTGATTATCTTTTGTGTTGCGGTAGTATCCATTAATTGATACTGCTTATCCGCATCATTGACAGGGAATGGTGTAATCTCAGTCTTAGGTTGATCGCGCTCATTGAAGAACATAACCACCTTACCTGCGTTCCTTGCACCACTCATCTTATTCTCCCAATCCATCATCATCTGTTGTTTCTGCTCGGGCGTTGCTTGGCCGTTGTAGAAGTTAATAATGGTTGAAGGGAATAACCCGTTTGAGATTTGGTTGATATGGAATATCGAAATCTGCTTATCTAACTCGATGTAGTTAATCGCGCTCCAGTAGTCGGGGCGTGGGTATACATCGCTGCCTGTGTATGTGAAGCACCAATAGATTTGGCGTGGCTCTTCCATACGTGTAAGGTAGTTATACCTAGGAATGAATTCAGGCGTGTTCTTTTTCTTGCGTGTATTGCTCCAGTCGTAGCTATGGAATATACCTATCTCGCTATCATCATCCTGATTCACCGCAATCCGGCATTCTTCAAATGGTATCGCGTTTAGCTTTGATATAACCGTGCGGTCGTTAGACCAGATAACTTCAATGAAAAAACCACCAAACAACTTTAAGTCATGGGCGGCTGCATAGGTCAAGGTATTTATATCGAGTGCATCTAACTCCTCTTGGTATTGCTCTGACTTAATACCCTTCCCGGCTATCATATCACCAATGGCAACAACCAAGCTACCATGCACTGGAGACTCGTGAGCAAGGTCGCGCAAGTATTGCGGGAAATCATTTGCATCGCCATAGTTAACCCAACCTTTGCGGTCAAGTTTCTCGGCATCGGACTTAGCAACGTACTCGCTAAGTTTCAAGGATACTATATTTGATTCGTTATGGCTCATAGATTATATCATTTGGTATTGTTATAGCGGGAACATCAAACCATGTAGTATTCTGATTCAATACAGCGTAACCACGCTCCACCAAACCAATAACAACACCACTTGCCGGGTTAGTATTACTACTAGAATTTTGTCCGTACACTTCATACCTGTATCTGCCCGCTAAGGTAAGGCCAACAGTTGTGATTTCAAGTTGTGTGATACGTGTATTCTCGTTAAGGATGGTGGCAACCTGTGCGAGCTGTTGCCCCGTAGTGCTATTTTCTTCGTGTGTTAGCACCAATAAATAGTTGGTGAATGGTGTGGCAAAGTATTGCCGCGCTTCGTCAAGTGATAGAAACACTTGCTGCGTAGGTGTATTTGTTTGTAGATATATCATACTTCTAATTTAAAAAGGGGCAAGTAAATACCCGCCCCTTTTACAATACAACAAGAACACACAAAAACGGAAAACAATTCTTAGTAAGCAGGGCTTACAGTAATACCAGCGAAGTTGTCGAAAGGTACTGATGTGAATGGCTCAAGGTGTACAGCAGGCTCAAGGTTTTCTGCAGTAGTTGTCACCTGATAACCCATCAAATCCGCTTTCTGCTGTCCTGATTGAACAGTACCTGCAGTAAGTTGCGAACCTTCAGTTGTACCTACCAACAAGATTTGGTCATCATTGGTGCGTACAAACACAATCATCTTAGCCTTAGCAACATTCAAAAACTCGTTGCGCATATCTTGGTTCAACTTACCGAAAGTCCAACCTACCTCTTGTGAGAAATAAAGTGTACCTGATTCCAAATTCTTATTTACGGTTTCAATGTATGAACCCGAATTGCGGAATGGAACATAGCGGTAAATAGTCCAAGTAGGCAAGCCATCCACTTCACCTGTTACAGCATCGTAAGTAACTCCAGACATGAAGTCGTTACCTGTATCAGGGTCTGTGTAGTTAGCAATCAATACTTCTTTAACACCTCCAATACCTTCAAGGCATCCGAGTGTAAAACCTGTTGTTAATTCACAAGCCATAGCTATATATAGTTTTGTAAAGGGGTGAGTATTACCCCACCCCTTTGATTAATGATTATGCTCCCCAGTAGGTGATGTCTTCAGCTACTGCAATCTGTGCACCCAAGTAGAAACGTGCACCGTAACGAACATTCTGTGATCCATCCAAGTTCTGCATATCCAAGATGAACACTTCGTTCATTTGGTTCTCTTGCCATGTACCAAGCATCAAGTTGCTAGGTTGAGCGAAGATGATGTTGTTTGCAGTCATACCCGGACAAACGTAGATTTCGTACATACCTACGAAACGACGGCTAACTTCAGGGCCACCTGTCAAGTACCAACCATTGCCAGCAGCAATTTGCGCTTGCATGTATGATTCCCATGCAGCCTGTCCCATGTAGATAGCTGGCTTCTCAGCAGCACCTTTAACGGCTGCAGGAGCGGTGTTGATTACGTCCCAAATAGTTGCGATGATGTTAGTGTCAGACAATGCACCTGAACCCGCAGATACAGCACCTGAACCACCTGCTTTAATCAAAGTCTCGAAACCATCGTATTGACCAGCGGTTGCGTTAACACCTGACCACATGATTGTTTCGTTAGCTGCAGCGATACCACCTACCAAACGGCCAATGATAGCGTCTTGGATTTGTGTGTTTACACGGCCGCTCATTACATCTGCAGTAGTCCAGTCAATGAAGAAGTCCTTCTTACAGATTTGGCGTTGCACTTGGAACTCTTCCAAGGTCAAAATACGCTCGGTCAAAGTGATTGTACCTGTTGGGGTAAAGTCACAAGTACCTGCAGCGAAAGTTACAGTGTCATCAATTTTACGTACTACTGATTTGTAAGGTACGTTAGGCTTCATTGTAACGTATTGAGTAGATACGTTAGACAATAGTGCCTTTGCTACGATTTCACCAGCTAATTCACCTGCATAGGTGGTGGTGAGTGAAGTTGTTGTTGGCATACTAAATTTAAATTATGAGGTGAATTATTTACTTTGTTTAGCGCGTAGACTTTCCATGAAGTCGCTGAATGAGTTACCATTCGATGCAACCACAGGTGCTACATTCTTTTTAAATTCTTGAGATTTTACAGAAGGTACTGCAGGGGCTTTCTTAACTGAAGCAAGTTCAGCCTTCACAGCTTCCGCATCCTTCTTAGCGTTTTCTACTGCAGCAGCTAGTTCAGTCTTTTCAACTTCTAGTGCAGCAATGCGCTCGGACAAGTTACCGATTACGGCAACGAGGTCTTCGCTGCTCATTTCAGTAGATTGTTCTTCGCGTTCGATTTCAGCTACCATTCCGTCTTCGCCTACGTAGACTTTGGTAACACCGTCCTCAAGCAGGTATTCTCCTGCAGGTACGGGCACTGGATTACCTTCAGCATCCATTGTGTAGATGTCTACACCTACTACCCACTCATCTGCGGTAGAATAGATTTTAGTACCATCGGCCAAAGTGCCTTCTACTGCAAACTTCAATTCCGTTGCCGGTGCTTCAGCTGCTGCAGTTTCTTCTTCGAACTTGATACCAACACTTGAAGGGTCAATGCCGTACTTGTTGAATACGGATTTGATTTGTTCTTTGATATTCGACATTGTTGGATATTTGGGTATAGTAGACAAATGCCCGTTTTGTTACATCCAACCGATTGCCTATCTTAGCAACTGAAAATAATTACATACAATATGAAAACAACCACAGAAGCGTACGCGCACAAAGCATCGGTTCGATTAACCGACAAGCAAATGAAAATCGTAAAAAAAAATGCTAAGGCGAATAAGATGAATGTTGCGGAGTATATTCGCGCCTGTATCCTGTAAATTGGTAAAGTGGTAAAACAAAAGAAGGCCCTCGTTTGGGCCTTTCTTTTTTACCAGAACCTTAATCACTAATATGCGGAATAACCGCAGCTAATATAGTATTATTTTTTAATCTGCATACGAGCCGTGTTGTTTGTGCTGTCATTATCAGGCACACCATTTACAGCCGTAATAGTTAACACGTAATCAGTAGGCAATGCCACAGGAGGCATGGTCACATTGTACACACTTCCAAAGGTTAGGCTTCTGCCAACATCAAGACGATCAGTACGAGTCCAAGTACCCGTGAAGCTACCAACGAGGCCGTGATTTACCTTCAAACTAGTGATGACTACATTGCCTTTGTTGTAGAATGTGTAGTAAATGCGAACACGATTAGCATCAAGCCACTCATAGCGGTCGATTGTCACTGCAGCATCTAAACCTTCCGCAGGTGGATTGGCAAGCGTTATAGTTGTACCCGTGCTGATTGTGTTGTCATTTTCGTTTGTTTCTTTTATTACCATATTTGGGTCGATGGTAAGTGAAAACAATGACGGTCCTGTCTGATTGTTAGGCAAGCCCATTGGCGTATTCTTGGTAACAACTGTTTGGCCTTTTGGAATGGTCACATCTCCAGTGTAGAATATAAACTTGCTACCATCGGGACGGGTAAAAGTAAGATGCACAGTTGCTATGATGTCCTGCGTATATGGCTTGTCTACGTTTACGCTATATGAAACATTGATGCTAGTGCCTTGCACTGCGGTTGCAGGTGTTGAGATTGTACCAAATAGATTGTACTCAGCCACGGGTACGGGTACAGGGTCGCCACCATCCAAACTTTTAGCAATGGTCACAGCCGCGTACATATCGGGCACTCCATAACCTATTTCTAAACTCTTGCCATTAGCATCGTATACATAGCCGCCTGTCTTTCTGCATGATTGTTTTATAACATCAATCACTTGCGCTTCGGTCAATGATGGGTTAGCCAATATCACATTGGCGGCAATACCTGCCATTACAGGGCATGAACATGATGTGCCACTAAACGCAGTATAGTTGCTGTCTATCTTGTAACCAAACGCACCTGTGCGGTCAGTTGTTGGGCATGATGTGCCGGGAGCAGCTGCAAATGTTTTCGGTCCGTAATTACTAAATGATGCACGGGTATTTGTTTGCGTAGATGCACCAACACCGTATACCATCGGATAGATTGCAGGAGCTTGTGTGAAGTTTGGATTATTGCTATTACCAGTACTTGCAAAGATGGGTATGCCTTTTCCGTCACGCCCGTATGTCTTTGCCGCAGTTAATGCGTTTTGAAATAACGGATATGCAGTTCCACCACCACCGCCCCAACTCATTGAGATAGCAAGGCAGTTTGGATTAGCGATTGCCTTATTTGCGGCACGGGTTACTATGGTATCGGATGTAGAAAAGCTACCACTTCCACTAGAACCATAACCGATGTGCAAGAATTGCACTTTCAGTTTGTTGTTTCCTAGTGAGGATACACCTATTCCGTTATCCGTTGCTGCACATATCAATCCAGCGCAACAAGTTCCATGCTTTTCATATTCGCTTACAGGATTTACATCGGCTGCATCCGTTACGCAGTTCCATGATGTAGAACTAATGCGACCAACTAAATCTTCATGGGTGGTTTCACAAGCAATATCAAGAACAGCCACCTCACCATACGCAGCACCATCAATCAATCCCCATGTTTCCATTGCTTTCAGGTTTGGTAAGTGCCATTGACCCGCATAAGTGTACCCATCACCATCTGTTTGATATGGTTGGATGTAGTCAGGTTCTACACTTGTAAATAGTTTAGAGTTCATAAGCGTTGTGTAGAACTCATCAAAGCTAGCAAAGGCAGGGACTTCTACAAATAGCGTGTTAGTCAACTGAAAAACCTCAGTAACTACGACTTTGTTTTTGGACAAATACGCACGCGCTGCATCAAGGTCAGGTGCAACTAGGATAGCAAGACCCGTAGCGATTTGGTCTAATGATCTATCAACTTCGTTTACTTGCAATACTTTTTTTGCATCGGCTTCAACTGGTTGTGCATCTTCAAATACGATGATGCCAAAAGGCTCATGCACCGCAATGACATTAGCCTTGGTTTTGTTCTTGTCAAAGGATGCTTTATCCTTAAACTTAACGCTGTTTATTTTCATTTGGATGGGTTTACTTTGCTCA